AAACCTTTGAAAAACTTTACAGCGTCCTTGAAGACGACGAAGATGTACAAAAGATCTACACAAACGTAGATGGATTCTAATAAATAAAAACAAGCCCTTGAAATATCAATGTTTTCAAGGGCTTTTGTTATGTCTTTGTATAGAAAAGGGGCAAGTAAGGGGCAAAATTAAAAAATACTATCTAATGTTTCTACAAGTTTACCCTCCATATCTTGCGTAGTGTGGGAGTATATTTCTAAAGTCATTTTAGCATTCGAGTGCCCAACTCTATCCATAATTGATTTTATCGGGAGTCCAGATTCTGCTAAAAAGGAAATATGTGAATGTCTAAAAATATGACTTGACAGATTTTTTTCTATTCCAGCTTTTGCGCCGTATTTTTTTATAATTTGAATAAAAGATGCCAACGTTATCGGGCTATTCCAGACCTCTAAACAAAAGATATAATCATCATCTTTTAACGGTTGATAACGTTCAGTGAGTCGAACTACTTGACGTTGTATGGCCTCTATAACCGCATCTGATACCAGTATTGTTCTAATGGATTTTGCGGTTTTTGGCAATGTTTTTATTTTGTTGATTGAGTCAAAATTACCTGTAATTTCAATCTTATTGTTTTCAAAGTCTATATTTTTGAGTTGTAATGCCGTCAACTCTCCATACCTCATACCAGTAAGAGCAAGAACCGTTACTATATCAGCATATTTTTGTTGATACGGTTGATTATTTAGTGCGTCTATTAATGTTTTGATTTCCTGCATAGTCAAAAACTTGTTGCGCTTTTTTTCAATATCTTCTAAAGTTTCCGGTTTTTTAGGAATAATCGTGTAATTAACCTCGTTATTTTGGATATAAGAGTATTGAACTGCATAATCGAAGATACTTTTGAGCCTACTGCGGACTCTATAAGCTGTATGATATCCTTTACTATCAATAATATTTTCAATCTTGCTCTGGATATACCGTCTATCAATATTAGCTAGTAAAGTTTCAGATGGTATTTCTTTTTTCATAGTTGCATCAACAAAAGTATAATTGTGTTTTGTAGATGCTTTTACTGTTTGTGCCCATGATTTATAGAAAAGGTTATAGATTTCTTCAAAGGTAATGCTTTCTACTTGTTTTGTGCTGGGTTTTTTATTTATCTTCTCTTGCAACAAGATAGCGGCTTGATTTCTTGCCTGGGGAGTTTTCTTTTCCATCGTAACTGAGACTTTTTTTAATTTCTCAGTATAAGGATCTTTGTATCGTTCAAAAAATTTATATTTGCCATTTGGCAATTCTTCCATCCACATTGATTTTACCTCACTTTTTTGATAAAATGGGTATAGTAAAGAGGGCTTTTTAATGCCTTTTACTATACAGGATATCCTCACACTCTCCTTGGACAAAACTTGAGTGTGGGGATTTTTTTATTTTGTTTCAAAGAAATTTCCGCAATTTTGGCAATGCCACTGTTTATTTCCTTTTTTGCCAGCAAATCCAGCTAAAGCACCGACTCCACCAGTCAAAACAGCTCCACCAACGGCCTTTCCAACAGAAAAGGCTTTTTTGTCTTGTTGCAAGAAAGTCACATCTTTAGACTTACAATTAGGGCAAGTGATGATATTCTGCTTTTTCTCTTGCTTTTTCTTCTCTTGATTTGCTCTAAATGCTTCAAGTTCACGTTCTCTCTGTTCTGGAGATTTTTTTTGGTTATCAATCACTACTGCACCTATTACACCTCCAACAAAAATAATAATTATGATAATAGCCAATATGTTCATTTTATCCTACTCCTTTTTCAATTCAGCAAAGCTAAATATTCCTCTATGGATTTTTATTAAGTATTTGTTGATTTTTTACTTTTCCTGTGGCATGAAGTTTCCGACGACTTTGCCGATGATACGAGGTTCTTCTTCCCAGCGGGCAAACTTGTCATCATATTTGTCATTTAGAGAGACGAGACGGAGCCCATCTTTTTCTTTGTAGACTTTTTTGATATAGCTCTGGCCGTCCCAATCTACGGCATAAATGGCACCGTCATAGTCCCAGCCTGTATCCTTGATGAGGGCGACGGATCCGTCTGCGAAGTCTGGCTCCATGGAGTCGCCATAGACCCAGCTGGCGAGATCATGGGCGATGTTCTTATCAAAATAGACAGTATCATAGTTGCGATCTTCTGCGTAACCGTATCCTGTCCCTGCGGATAGCTTTTCGAAAACGTGATATTCGAAAAGTTCTTCGTTGACCTCTCGCTCCTGACTATCTAAAAGCTCCTCAGATGTCCGTAGCACGATTTTTTTATTGTGAGTGGTTAATTGTACTACTGTGTCGTTAATCTGCTGTGTGAGCAAATCTGGAGTTTTTGTGAGAGGGTTAGCAGTAGATGAGTCTTTTTTTATTTGTGGGAAAAGATCATCAATCGAAATCTTAAAGGCACTAGCTAAGTCAAACATTGTATCTTTTTTAGGAGACCTGATGCCTTTTTCATAATTGCCAATAGCATTCTTACTTATTCCAATTTTAGAACCAAGCTCTTGTTGAGTCCAACCATTTTTAAGTCTATATTGTTTTATTTTTTCGCCAATAATACTTGCAATCTGTTCTTTATCCATAACCGAATCTCCTTTCTATTTTATAAGAGAATTATAACATAAAACCCACGAAAAGAAAACTTTTTTAATTTTTTCGCAAAAAAAATATTGACAGCCCACGAATCGTGTGCTATAATTAAATTGAGCTTGGAAATAAGCAAATAAAACAAAAGGGAAAGGAGGTAGGGGATGAATGAACTTGAAAAAACAGAAAACCTAGCCCTTAAACGTGAAGTGGCTAGGTTGAATAAGGTCATTGAGATAATGACGGAGCAGTTAATAGAGTCATATCATGCACAAAGTGCTATCCTGTGTGACAAGGAAAACAGCACCAAAAACAGCCATCAAAACGGAAACCTGTAGGATTCCATTCATACATTTGTTGGATGGCTTCATGGCAATTTGATTTCCAGCCAATTTCAATCCGATTTTCTATTTGTGGTAAGTAAGAGCAGGTAGTAGTGTGAACTTCGTGACGTCCGTTTTCATCTGCATTTTTATTACAAACGTAAATTGGCATATAATTATTTCCTTTCTGTTAAATTTCTGACTAAAACGGTGAGAGGTCTTAGTCAATAATGATTATAACATAGATAACAGAAATACACAACATGTTGTTAACTAAATATATTTGTTTAACAACATATAGTGTTTAGAGGTGTAAAATGTGGAAACAATTAAACGGCATAATGCAGGAAAGAAATTTGAATGGCAATCAATTATCTAAGATGGCTGGAGTTAATCGTAGTTTCTTTTCTGATTTAAAAAGTGGGAAGGTAAAGTACCTTTCTTGGCCGAATATGTGCAAAATCGCTGATGCACTGGAAGTCAGCTTGGATGAATTTAGATAAGGAGGTGAGAACGTGCAAATTTATCTTTACCAACTAAGAAAAGAAAAAGGGATTACTCAAAAAGAATTAGCACAGAAACTTGGGATTTCTGAGACAGCATATCGTCAAAAAGAAAAAGGGCAACGTGCTTTTAAGTCAGATGAAATGTTTATTATCGCTGATGTTCTTGAAAAAGATATTGGCGAAATTTTTTCAGATCCAAGACCACGAAAAGTGGACTTGTAGATGAGAGTGCGATTAGAGAAAGGAGAGCGTATGACAAACTTTAAAGATTTGGATTGTCAGTTTATCTTTCAGAAACGCGACTGAGGATTACACAGCAGTCAGAAATGATTTTCTGAGAGATCCAAAACTTGAGCCAGCAACAATTGGGATATTGATGGTCGTTCTCAGCAATAAAGAGAATTGGCTTGTCTATCCAGAGGAAATAGCTAAACGTCTGGGAGTGGGTCGTGATATGGTAGATAGGCATTTCAAAAAGATTGAAAAAGCTGGATATTTACGAACCGTCAAAAAAAGCCTCGGTCGAGGGAGAGGAGTTCAGACTTTCAGATTCTTCTCAGATACAAAAATAACTGATTTTCAATTTGAAATTATGTTACAACGACTTGATGAAGAAATAAAAAAGTTATCCACAGTTTGATATTTACATTTCCGAC